TCTTTTAGTTCCAATGTCGGATCACTCCTGCAATAATAAAACAATTAGTAACGAGATAAGAAAGAAATATAGCACTCCGTACCATAACCACGTAGTTATCATACCTGTGGGTTTTGTCATCAGAGAAACTCCCTAAACTATATTTCCAAATACGTCCCAGTCTTTTCATCCGTTCTTAGTCTTGTTCCTGATAATAATCTGGTCGTTCTCGTAATCTGCTACGAACTCAAGAACATCTTCATGGTCCCAAAGCAACTCTTCATAGAGTGCATTGAGTTTTCCCATATCCTCATATAACTGATTGGGGTTTGTCATAATTAAACAGTAAAAGTTCCTTTCGTTCTTTTTGCTCGCGCATATACTCGCCTACAGATCTCATTGTGTATGTAAGATCAAACTCTCCTACTTCCCACCCTTGGAACCTTTCTTTGACCAGTTGAGACGAATTATAAGATATGAGTTGAGGAGCAATAGACCGATCACAATCGGCAGCAAAATCGTCGTGGTTGAATCCGTTATGCATACTCCCCTTCCTTCCATATAGATTATCTCGTATGTCGTAGGGGGGATCAAGGTAGGTGAAGCACTCTTTGTTATCAGTAAGGAGTTGTTCATAACTGAGATTAGTGATTTTCCAATCTTTGATTAATTGGGAATACCCTGTAAGTTTTTCGATGCCTCGCATTGAGAAGTTGGAGACACTTGCTTGTTTGCTGAAGGATGATGATTCAGTGAGACCACTAAAACTACACTTATTAACGATATAAAAAGCAACTGCGCGAGATAAATCCGATTCAGTATAGTCATTTACAGTCTCCTTTGACTTCAAAAATAGATCTTTAGCAGATCCAGGTTCAGGGTGCTGTGACTTCAGTTCACCAATTCTCTCAGCGAGTTCAGCACCAGAGTCCTGTAGGACCCTCCAGAAGTTATATAGAGGTTTATACAAGTCATTTACCCAGATATCCAAGTGAGGATACTTCTTAGTGACGTGAATGGCAACACTGCCCCCACCAAGAAATGGTTCATGATATTCTTTATACTCCCTCAGGTCAGGGAAATACACATCCATCTTTTGGCAAGCACGAGACTTTCCGCCTGGATATCTTAAAGGGGTTTTATAGGACTTCATCACAGAATGAGTTTCTTTTCAGGAGTGGTGATACCACCGAACATTTCACTATACTTGTTTTTTACAGTAGGGTCAACTGCTGCGATATAAACAATGAACTGTCGTCCTATTGTAATCTCAGGTTCTTGCTTATCAACCACAGTTGCCCAAGGGATAAATCCGACACTCTGTGCCTGAGGGACACAGACCAGTCCATTCCTTACAGTGATGGTCTCATCATTCTCTTCAACAATCTCAGCAACGATCTCTTCGCCAGTGCTGATGCGTAGCAATTTTACATTCATTTTAATTCCTGATAGTGTTTAATTAGTCTTTCAATTTGTTTCTTGTCTGTACCGCAAGGGGCATTCCTTAAACAGATAAGAGTAGCAGCAGTATCTGAGATTGTGGGTTTGATAGTAAATCCCCACTTATCAACTTCACCTTCAGCGGGTGCTTCAACGTAATCGAATTCATGTGGCATTAAAATCCCCCACCTTTACCTTTTTTCTTTGATTTAGGTAACATCTCTTTTAGTTCTTTTTCAGAGTAGTTATCGTAGAGTTGAAGCATACGATCTAGTGCATATTGAAACTGAGAACCAGCACTCATCTTACTGAGCATATGATGTGCTACATCATATCTGAGTTCCTCTAGTTCGTTCTTGTTCACTTGAACTCACACTCAACCATGATTTCAGTCATTGCCGCCAAGAGATTGATTTCTTGGTCTGCTACAAATGCCGATTGATACTGATACTTAGCAACAATGAGCACAGCAGCAGCAATGCTAGGACCGTCCAGAACTTCATAAAGAGCATCGTAAGCACGACGCAGAAGTACATTAGGATCATTGTCCAGATTAGAAACGATCCACTTACGGACTTCAGTAAAGTTCTTCTCCTTGAGATTCTTGACCAGATCATTTACTGCGATATCCCCAAACGACGCAAGGATCCCCGAATCAATCTTACCAGCCACGGAGTATCGCTGACACTCGTTAAGGACTCGTCTCCAGTCTGGGAAGTGCTTTCCGATGAGTTCAGCGAGTACTTTGTTTTCGTACTCGATGCCTTCACCTGTGAGGATTTCTTGAAGTCTAACGAAGAAACCGTTGGCAATCTTTGCTCGTTCTTTTCCTTTGATCCCAAACTCAACGACTGTGCATCGGGAGTGGAGTGGTTCGAGAATTTTGTTTTTGTAGTTACAGGTGAAGATGAATCTGCAGTTACCAGCAAACTCCTCAATAAACGCCCGTAAACAGAGTTGTACATCATTGGACGTGTTATCTGCTTCATCAATGATGATGACTTTGTGTTTTGCAGTTGCTTGAAGCGATACGGTCGAAGCAAAGTTCTTCGCATTGTTTCTGACAGTATCCAAGAATCGTCCTTCATCGGACCCATTGATGACATAAAAATCTACTCCTAGTTCATTACACAGTGCTTTTGCTACTGTAGTCTTACCGATTCCTGGAGGACCCGCTAGTAGCATGTTGGGAATCTCACCCTTATTTAGAAAATCTTGGAACATTTTCTTTGTATCTTCAGGAAGGATACATTCCTGAATGGTCTGTGGTCGATACTTCTCGACCCAAATAAAGTTACTCATGATAATCAATAATAAATTTGTCTTTCAAGTGCCAATGAATGTCGTCATGCACTTGTTGCATTGCATTGTGTTTGATTGCCCAATGATCATCATCATCGTTGATGAGAACAGTGACTTGGGTTTTCACATCAACTCTAATTGCTTTCATCATTGCACCCATTCAGGTTTACGATTAGGTAGACGAAGGTAATTATCGCACACCCAAGGTTTAGATGCAATATACATCTTGTAAGCAGTAAAGATATCAATGCTTGTATCATACTTATACTCGTCAGGTCCTGCAAAGACAAAAGGAGTATGGTCATCCCATTTCACATAAGGAATGATTTCATCAGCAGCAAGGAGAGTTTTAAAGCAAGTATGGCATTTACCATATCGAGTGAAATACTCTTCACATAATGCTATACCGTGAGCAAGCAACCACCTAGAGTTTGCTACAGTCTCGTTTGCCCACTTGGTGCATGGGTGATTACGGAACGCTCCCTTCTCTGTAGCATAGGGTGTTCCGTCTGCCTTAGGCAAAGTACCATAACCATGACCCCACTTGTCTGATGCAACGATAGCGAGCATCTGACACGTCTCCAGAGGCATCTTGACGATGTGCTTGTCAGGTAGAATCTCTGCAGACTTCCATGGGGATTCGTCAGTCACAAAAATGTTCATAATAAATGTGTTAGGGAAATCACTAATAGGAATGATATCATAGTAACAACATCCCAGGATTTTGTCCGTATAAAGTAAGGAATCGATATACTATCTCCAATCATTTGGAGACCGACACCTACAGTTGTGTTTACATGGAGGATAATAAAATAGGCAAGGATAACAAGACCACTGCCTATTATCCTCATAGGGACATCAGCCAAATGTTGAGTCGGGTTCAAGTGCAATAAAGTATGTCAGATTAAAGTTGTTGTTAACAAATCTTGCCAACAATTTCTGGGAGATAACAACCTCATATGTTCCAGGGAGAATCTTGATGTTCTCAACCTTGAAGTTGAAACTGAACTCTTGATCGGTCAAACCGACGTTGATTGAGTATTCGTTAGAAGTATCATTCTTCTTGTCACGAACAACCAGTTTGACCACACCTGCTTCACCAACTGCTACCAGATCGGGGAGTTGATAGACCGCAGATGCCTTCAGGAGCGACTGTAGTTGGGTGCTATCAAGTTTAAAGCAAACGTCTTCTGTGGGCAGTTGAATAGACTTTTCAGGGGGAGAAACAATCACACTGGGGTCTGCAAAGAAGTACTTCGTCTTACGGTCCTTGCCCTCACGGATGGTCAGGTTTGACTGGTTAGGGAATTCAATAGAAGGGTTGTCGTGTAGAGTAACACCATTCAGGAATTGCACCAAGTCGTAAATTGCAAAGTCCTGAGGAATCTCTTCTTCAATCTCTGCCTCTGCCAGGATATTCTTCATCACAGACATGGTGCGGAGAGTATTGCCTTTCTTGAATGCAATAGACTGATTGATAGAAGCAAAGTTCTTGAGGAGGTTGACAGTTTTTTCAGACAGTTTCATAGTCATTGATTGTAAGTTTCACGGTTGGCATTTTTGTCGTTGAAGTGCATTAGAAGAACAGCATAATGCAGAATCTTCATAATGTCACGTCGGGCAGTGCCCTTCTTATCGTAGCGAGAGGCATACTTGAGGATATTGGATCGGCAGAATGCTTCTCCATCACCACATGCTTCAATCAGATCAAGTGTCTGAATTTTATCATCACCAGCAGAGTAATGCTGGTCATATGTTCTAACAATATAATCAGACAGTTCCTTGAGGATAGTATCCTCATCATACTTGTATCGGGAGTCTTTTTTCATAGTAATGGTATCTTCCACAGAGGGATTGATTCTATCAGGATCATTACGATCATATTCGTAATAGTACTTAGAGTGTTCAGTCATTTCATCATAAAGTAGGGACCAAGCATTCGTCATTATATCAAAATTCCATAGAATTGTCAACAACTGTTGCGAGTCGTTCCAGTGACAGAGCGGCGTTATTGTGAACAGAAACTATAGTCTCTTCAGGCACATTAGGATTGGGAACCATAAAGTCACCATCAACCTTGTCGTACAATTCTAGAAATGCTTGCTTAGTTTCATCATCAAAGCGATTGACGCAAACTTGGATTGCCTTTGCCTTATCGTTGAAGATGCTGTAAGCACGGATAATGTGGACCAGACGACGGGTGCTGATGATTTCTTCAATACCACCATCATAGAAGGTTTTACGGATGATGTCACCCCAATCGACCAGATGCTTACAGAAGTCTACATCATCGACACTCAGAGTCTGAGCAACGTTCTCAAGAATCTTCTGTTCGGTCTTGACGCTAGGATATTGTTGCTCAAATGTTACTGGGAATCGCTCAAGGAATGCTTCGTTGAGCACGTTAGTTCCAATGAATCGTCCATCGTCTGAACCTTTACCTTTAGTGTTTGCGGTTGCGATGACGTTGAAACCTGCACTGGGACGGATAAACTGTCCAATCTTTTTGAGAAAGACTCCATTTCCTTCAAGGATAGACTGGAGACAGAGAATTTTATTAGAGGCAAGGTCGATCTCGTCAAGGAGCAGGACAGCTCCTCGCTGGAGTGCTTCAACGACTGGGCCATTGTGCCAGACGGTTTCGCCATTAACAAGACGGAAACCGCCAATAAGATCATCTTCATCAGTTTCAATAGTAATGTTTACACGGATAAGTTCTCTACCAAGTTGAGCACATGCTTGCTCAACCGAGAACGTTTTACCATTTCCAGAAAGACCAGTAATGAATGCTGGATAGAATAGACGGGATTGAATAATTTTTTTAAGATCACCAAAGTTACCAAACTTGACGAAGGTATCATCTTTATCAGGAATTAGATTCTGTTCAATTGCAGGCATAGCAGGGGGTGCCTGATAAGTTTGCTCAAGTTGTTCAGGCACACTCAGATTCCACTTACCACGACTAGTCTTATATTCATCAATTTTCTTAGAAACAGTTTGATAGTTAGCACCATTCATTGCACACCATGCTCGGATATCGCCACTAGTGACGGAATCGCCATACATGGATTGAAGTGAAGTGCGAATGTACTCAGAAGAAAGAGACATGATGTTGTGTGTTTTGTTTCAACTGAAGTTATTATACAATAAAAAGGAGGTCTTGTGGACCCCCTGTAGACAGTTGTA